GGGTGGTTTTTGCTCAGTAAATAGCTTGCTACAAGGAGAATACGATGCCTCCATTTGGTGGATTTAATTTGGGAAACATTGGCGGCGCACTGGTGCGCAATGTGGTAGGCGACATTGCCAGTGCAGTGTTGCCACGAACTGGGTTTGGCGGTTTTGGTCTAGACGCTGTGTCGGACCTCATTCGGCCGCCGCAACAAAACAGCCAGGACCGGCGTGTGAGCCTGCGTCCCAAACCAGCCGCTGCCAACAGAGTCTATGGCAACGGCTTGCTCAAACCTCTAGCAGAAACTGGCGGACTGATATGGCCCTACACACCTACCATCAGCTACAATCACAACATTGACTATCAGCCTATAGCCACAGTGCATGCCAACCAAGACTTTCATGTGTATAGCAGAACACCTGCTGTTGAACTGCAAGTGGGTGGCGATTTCAGTGTGCAAAATCAACTGGAAGGTCGCTATGCCTTGGCTGCCATACATTTCTTGAGAACCATGGCCAAAATGAATTTTGGTGACAAGGATCCTGCGGCTGGTACACCACCTCCGGTGTTGCTGTTCAATGCCTATGGACCGTTTGTGTTCAAAGACGTGCCTGTGATAGTCAAGAGCTTCACAGCTGAATTTCCTGACAGTGTTGATTATGTGGAGGTAGGTGTAGAAGGGTTGACTACCACAACAACTACAGTGATTGATCGCTCTTTGGCACCATTACCGACTGATCCAGATCCAGAAATACAACGAGAACTCAGGGCACAACCTAGAGGCTTTATCGAAACACCGCGAGATGTTGTTACTACAGCAAAAAACAATTATACAGTGTGGTTACCCAGCGTGTTCAAAATATCCGCCAACTTGGTCATACAGCATACACCTAGACAACTACGCAGCAGATTTGAACTGCCGAAGTTTAGAGACGGTGGCACCAACCAAACGGACTTTGTGTGATGGTAGTAAGTTATTCTTCAAGCAGTCCTTATTATTTTACGCCCCAAAGCAGCTCTTATCTTGGCATCTGGAGACCACCTGGTATTGGGCCAAGTGCAACCGACGAATTTGTTACGGTCGCGCAAAAATATTTGCATCGACCTGATCTTCTCAGTTATGATCTATATGGCAGTCCTCGACTATGGTGGGTTTTTGCATTACTAAATCCAGACTACCTTAGGGATCCTATATATGATATGGTGCCTGGTATACAATTGCGAGTACCATCTGCGACTAGCGTGCAATCATTTTTGGGATAATCTATGGATCTTAGTACATTTGTTACACAAACCCTCAATATACCCGGTGTTCAGTTTGAGATCGAAGACAATCAGCTCAATCAATACGATCGATACACTTACCATTTCACTCTTAGTATGGTAGGAGAAACTGACAGTAGGGATCCTACTATTGATCAACGTCTAGCAATAAATCCTTCCACAGTGGTACCTTCTAATGCCCCTCAAAACACTAAACCCGTTAGAAAAATAATCATAGCTCAAAGTGGCGTTACAGTTGGCTTAAATTTGATCTCTGTGTCTATCGAAGACAGTGTGAGCAGCAATTTACGCTTTAAAAATTCAGTAACTACTGAAATATTGATGACTATTACTGAGCCGTATAGTATCAATTTAGTTGATCAAATGTATTTTGCGAGTCGTCAGCTGGGTGTAGCTAATTGGCGTCTTGCTCCTTTGTTTCTAGAGCTTGAATTTAAAGGCTACAAAGAAGATGGAACATTATTAGCAAGCAGGGATTTCAACGTGAGACGAGTATGGAAGATTCTCATAGTTGATCTTGAAAGTACTCTTACACAGGTAGGAACAACCTACAAAATCAAAGCTGTGAGTCAAAATACACAAGGATTTTTAGACATCTATTATCAAATTCCAGCAACACAAAAAATTGAGCTTACACCAGGGTCACCTTCGCAACCTGGATTGAATGTCCCCGGAGGAGCACGCCCAGACGGAACGACTGTCAAGCAGTTTTTTGAAACTTTAGCCAAACAATTGACTGATTACTATTTCAAGCAACGAACAGAAAACAATCAACCAAGAACACCGTTCCTAATATACAGATTTGAAATAGCTGACGAAATTGGTAAACAATTGCTGAACACAAGTCTGTTTGATAATGGTAGAAGAATGCCGTTTGGTAGTGTTACCTTAGTTGGTCGAGACATGGTTGTTAGTAAAGGTATCAGTATTACAAGTCTACTCGATGACGTTATAGCCAGTACACTGATGTTAGGACCTGGCCGACCTTGGTTCTTGATTGATGAAGATAAAGGCATAGTCTTGATACCTAGAGTAGAATGTTTGGTAAGAAATGTAGGGTATGACAGTCTCAACAATGATTATATTAGAGAATTGGTGTTTGTAGTAAGTGCCAAACGATCTACGCGTCCTGTTATTACTCGAGAAGTAGGACAAAATCTACAACGAGGGACACCGGGTAATCCATCAGGTAGTCAACTTGAACGCCTGAAATATATTGTTCAAAATAGTTTGAGAAAAGCATATCCATATTACTACACAGGCTTCAATACCGAGATTATGAATCTCAACATTGTATTTCAAAATATGCATGTGATTCCTCTCCCGTTGGTTAGTACTACACAAAGAAGCTCAGCTGATGCCAATGATTTGGCACGAGTACGTCAACAGATTGAAACTGTGCAAAGAGATTTGCAAACTATTCAGGCAGAACTTCAGAGACTGAGACAAGCACGTGCCGCAGTGGCACCGGCAAGCCCTGCATTCTTACGGCAAATAGAACAGGAAGAAACAGCACAACGAGCGCTGCAAGCTGATCTTGATCAACTTCGTAGAGAAGAAGCACGAATTTTAGGGCTAGATGCCAGCTTGAGTTTGTTTGATGCGGATATTGAAAGAAGATTGCAAGCGCAACAAATAAACGTTGGTCCTATATTCAACAATGATGCCAGCAGGCGTCTTAGAGACCAATTTGATGAAGCTGATCGACAAAACCGGGATACATTGTCCCGATTGCGTGCTAGGGAGTTTGCGGAAGATATCCCAGTAGTAACTCTTGATCCAGGAGACTACTCGTATATTGCTGATCCTAGAGATATCGCAAATACGATGGCTCGATCACAGGCGCCGGCGGCTCAAGCAGCCGACGAGACTCGACGCTACTACACAACAATTTTAGCGCAAATATACGATCGCAGTTTGAATCAGCTCACCGAAATTGAAATGGATATTCGTGGCGACCCCTATTGGTTTGGTAAAACCAATCTTGAACGTGAAAGAGAGTTGACTACATTATTCACATACGAAGAAGATCTGCGACAAGGTAGACAAGTAACACCGCCAGGACCGTCTCCCGAAAGAAGAAATTTAGGTAGTGTGCCAGTTGCTGGACAAGCCAATTATTATGATTATGATGCACACTTTCTCTTGATCTTCAGAGGTGGACAGATACCAGAAGAGGATACAGGTTTGCAAAAACTAGCCAACAGTGTGTGGTTTACTGCTTTGTATCAAGCTGTGACAGTAACTCACAAATTTGAAAATGGCACTTTCACACAAAAAATAAATGCAGTAAGAGATGGACTGATAAATTTGAATGGTTTGCGGCCACAGCCAACTCGATAACAGTTATAACGTTCCTATGGAAATTGATTTGACTATTGCACAATGTATTTGAGGTAAAATGGTAACAACGAGCAGATTGGGCGTTACAACTTCTCCGGCCTATAATCTTGACCCAGTTGGTCGTAGAACAACTTGGGATAAAACCTACTTGGGCATTGTGAAAAACAGCAAAGATGCTCAATATATGGGCAGATTGCTGGTATGGATACCAGAACTATGTGGAGCAGAGGACGATGCCACAACATGGATACCAGTGGATTATGCTAGTCCTTTTGGTGGGGCTACAAGCATCAATGAAGTAACCACCAACAACGATAGTGGACAAATCAGTTATGGCATGTGGTTTGTACCTCCCGACGAAGGTAACCAGGTGTTGTGTATGTTTGTGAATGGTGACCCCTTGAGAGGCATTTGGTTTGCATGCCTATTTCAAGTGGGTCGTCACAAGATGGTGCCTGCCTATCCGGGCAACAGTGCCAGCACCAAAGAAAGAAATCCCATATCTGGTGCTACCACCGCCGCCAACTTAGCCCTTGGCACTCTATCCACAGATCAAACCATTCTTGGCGTCACAGCGCAAGGCAGTGATCAAGTGCCTCCTAGATCAACCAGCGGCACACAAACCTTTCAACAAGCTGTGGGCACCAGCGAACCCGCAGCTCCTAGCCCAAGCGGTGGACCTATCCCGGAGGTGAGTGCCAGTCAAACCAATAGCCGAACAGCTGGCATTCCCATCATTGGTCCCAGCAGCTGGAGCAGTCACAACAGCTACAGTGTGAATGGCATAGCCACACCTGGTGGCAACAGATTGGTTATGAGTGATCAAACCAGCGACACACAAATACGAATTCAAACCAGAAACAACATGCAACTGCTCTTGCACAATGACAGAGACATGGCAGTGTTGATGACAGGGGATGGTCGCAGCAGAATTGAGCTGAACGGCAATGGAGACATCGACATCTATGGTGATGGCAAAGTCAGTTTGGCAGCCGAAGGAGATCTCAATCTACACAGCACCAGTGGCGATGTCAACATCAATGCTGGCGGCAACCTCAATGTGAGAAGCAACGGAGAAAGCAAGTTTACCAGCGGTGGACGTATGCATATCTACAGCAAGAGCAATCTCATGATGACCAGCGAGGGTGACACACATCGCAGCAGCAATGGCAGCATGTTTGACACCAGCGCCCAAAAGATACATCGCCAGAGCAACTTTGGCATCTACGACAGCACCAACGCTGGTGACATCAATCAATGGGCATGGGGCAACATACTGCTACGTAGCACCGAGACCTTCAATGTGCTCAGCACAGGTGCTGCCAAAATTCAAAGCAGTGGTGTGCTCAGCGTCAAGAGCGGTGGTGATCTCAACTTGCAGAGCGCTGCCAATCTAAACGTGCTGGCTGGCAACAGTTTGTTTCTTGATGCTGTACAGCAAGGTAATCTGCGAGCACAGGGCGGCAACCTCAACTTGCAGAGCAGCGGAGGTGACGTCAACTTGAGAGGGTCACCGCGTGTAATCCTTGGCCCTACAACCGTGGCCAATGTACCCAATGTGCCCGGTGCCAATGGTGCCGGCAGTGCCGAAGATGCAGCCTCGGCCAAGGAAAGCCTGTTTGCTACATCAGCCAGTCAAGTCACTGTAACTCAACATTTGGTGGCCTATGTGGGCAACAAAACGGGCGGCGGACTCAGTGCTAGAGTGATCAGCAGCGTGAGCAGCCGAGTACCCAGTGGAGAACCGGCACCAAACCGATTTGTAGCCAGCCCAGGCTACAGCAACACCAACACTGTTGAACGCAGTGATGTGGTGGCTGCCGATTTCAAAATTGGGCAGATTGAATTGGGCCAAAGTGTGCCTCTGCAATGTTTGGGATGGATTGACAGCGGCAGCGTTATCACTGTGGGCAGCGCCAACCTCAACAACTTTGCTGCACCTATTACCCCAGGTGGCGGAGAAAGAAGAAAAGGTATTCTCTTGGGTATTCCTCCCGAAGGCAGAGGCTTGCTGGATGCCATAGCCAAGCCCGAAAGTGGAGGACGCTACAACATCATCTATGGCGGCACTCCATTCTTTGACTACAAGGATCATCCTAGAATTGCAGTGCCTATCAAGGGTGGACCCAACGCCGGGCGAACCAGCAGTGCGGCAGGCCGTTATCAGTTTATTGGCAGCACCTGGGACAGTTTGGCCAGCGAGTATGGGCTACGAGACTTTGGTCCAGTAAATCAAGATCTAGCTGCATGGTATTTGGCGCAGCGAGATTATCGTTCAAGAACAGGCAGAGACCTCTATACCGATCTACAGGCCGGTCAGCTTGAAAGTGTATCAAGGAATCTCAGCCCCACATGGACCAGTCTCTCTGGAGGAATTGAAGCTCAAGCCTCTGGCAGTGGCAGCAGTTTTGCATCAACCTATGCTCAAGGTGTTGCTGCTGCCAACGCAGGTGTGAGTGCCAACAACGCTCCAGCGAGTCCGAGAACTCCAGAAGAAGCTCCTGTGACCAATGCACTGCCACAGAGATATTTTGGTCTAGGCTACAGGGAAACTCAGCCCATCTACGTAAAAGATACCACTCCCAATTGGGTGTTCAAGAACGCCACAGAGCTCACTCTCAGTGACGTGGGCCTCACTGACATTCAAAATTTTGAAACCAATCAAGGCGTCAAGCCCAGTGACCAACCTGGTCAAAAATTTAGAAATGTGTGCAACACCATGGACATGATTGGCTTCGGGCATGCTCTTCGAGAAGGTGAGACCACAGTAACCATCAACAATCAAAGTGTGGCAGTGGATCAAGGACTCACTGACGAACAAGCACTGGCCTTGCTCAAGCAGGACATCAAGCCTTTTGAAAGTGCAGTGCAAACGCTGATCACCAATCCCATCACTCAAGAACAGTTTGATGCCCTGGTTGATTTTGCATGGAACATTGGCCTAGAACGCTTCAAGAGCAGCCGAGTGGTCACCTTGATCAATGAGAAGAAGTATGACAGTGTGCCAGTTGAGATGATCAAGTGGGTGGTGGCCTGCGGCCTAGTGCGAGCTGAATTGGCCAGCCGTCGCCGTGCCAACGCCATGCGCTTTGCAGGCTTGCTGAGAGCTGAGACACCTGCTGCCATCACTGGTGGCAGTGGCGAGCCAGTTGGTCAGCCCTTTGAACCCAACAAATATCCTTGGCTGAGATTCTCAGAAGGGCCCCAAGGTGTGATCAACAATCCCAACAATCCAGATGCCTTGAGCAAAACCAACCCAAGAATTCTTGAGATAGCCAATGCCATGGGAGAACGGCTGCAAGTGAAACTGTTGATCAACAGTGCCTACAGAAGTGAGGCCTACAATGCCAGCATCGGAGGCACTCCCACACGTCCTGGAGCACCACTTACGGGACATTTGGCTGGATTGGGTCTTGACATTTCGAACAGAAATGTGCCAGGTGGTAGTCCACAGCTGAGCAGCGTGGCACGCAGTTTGGGCCTCACTGTACTAGACAACTATCCCACTCACATACACGTTCAGCTAGGCAGCGGACCGCCGCAGGCCTAGTTGTGGTCACTTGCTGAGCGAGAGGTTGTTGAGCTCGCTGTTGGCACCACCGTCCACCACAGCGTTGGCCACAGCAGCCTTGGCCATGATCATATCGCCAATGGCTTCTTCAACGGTGCCCTCAGCAACCAGGTTGTAGACAGTCACATTGTCCACCTGACCGATGCGGTGAACACGATCACTAGCCTGGACCAAATCCGCAGGTGTCCACGGCAGCTGAAGAAAGGCGCAAGCCCGGGCAGCAGTGAGAGTGATACCAAACCCAGCACTGGCGATGTTGAGCACAATCACCCGCACATCTTCTCGAGTTTGAAAGTCCTCGGCAGCCTGCGCACGAGCCTCAAGGCTCACACCGCCGCGGATCACTCGCGTGCCAACACCAGCACTTTTGAGAGCAGCCGCCACCTCGTCAACCATCCGCTGATGATGTGCAAACACCACCAGCTTGTCGCCACCCTCCACAAAGTCAAGGATCCACTCTACAGCACTGGCCATCTTGGCATAGGCAGCAATCTCCCTGCACTTGCCAATGGCCACAATGGCATCATTGCTCCGGGCAGGGTTGCCACCATACCGCACCAGCGTCTCCATGCCCTCGCGCCAGGCGCCAGTGCCTTCAAAGGCAGCACTCACGGCATCATACTCACGCCGATCAAACTCCAGCGGCACCGTCACAAAGGTCTTGGGCGGCAGCTCGCGGAGCACTTCCTCCTTGCGGCGGCGAATCATCACAGTGTCCAGGAGCAGTTGATGCAGCTCACCCTCGTTGCTGCTGCCGCTGAAATCCCACCCAAAGCTGTTACGGTGAGCATTGCAGTAGCGGGTGGCAAACTTCATAAAGTTGCCAAAGGCAGGCACCCAGCTGGCGATGGTGTTCACTGTGGTCCACAGCTCAACCGGACGATTGACCAAGGGTGTGCCAGTGCAGAAGGTCACACGCGGCACACCCTCGTGCAGGGTTCGCCACTGATTGCGCTTGCCCTTCACCTCTTCCCGGCCAGTAACAAGACGCAGCAGTGCAGCGGTGCGGCGCGCCTTGGGGTTCTTGACCTTGTGGCTTTCGTCAGCCACCACAAACTGGTAGCCCACACTCTCAAGCGAGGAGAGGTTCTTGGCCAGGATGTCATAGTTGATCAGCGTGACATCGTAGCCCGGCAGCGGCGTGTGGCTGAAGCTCACATGCGGCCATTCACGCCTGAGCACCTCCTGGCGACGCTTGCCGGGCACATAGCCCACCACCAGCACGCTGAGCTGAGAGCCCAGCATGAGAGTGATCTCACGACGCCAGTTGAGGATCAAGGTCTTGGGCAGCACTGCCAGCATGGGAAAGCGCCGGTGCTTGAAGGCGTAGGCCATCACAGTGGCAGTTTTTCCGAGACCAGGTTCATCGCCCAAGAGCACGCTGCCATCCCAGCGTTCCAGGTGGGCCACGCCCTGTGCCTGGTAGGGCTTGAGAGTAAAGCCAAAGCCCGGGATGGTGGTCTCGGTGGGCAGGCTGTGCCAGTAATCACGCACACTGCTGTCAATGGGAAGGTTGGCACTGTAGGCCATCTTGGTGGCCTCGCGCACTCGAGCAGCAGTGGCAGCAAATTCCAGCATGGCCTACTCCCTAGCTTCCACCAGCAATATAGCACAGCACCGGCGGTTGGTCAACCAAAATCTGCCTAGATTGGTGGATGATCAAACCCTGCTAAGTCGTTGATCAAATTGAGCCAACGTGCTGGCGTCCTCGCACACCACAATCAGCTGTCCGTCCTGCACACGGATGCCCTTGCTGTAGCCCAGGCTGCTGGCCACACGGCTTTCCTCAGCAGCAGGAGCAATCTGTTCGAGACGACGCTTGATCTGCTCGTGATATACAAGGAAGCGCTCTTCAATCTCAAACTCACACTCAAGGGCTACGCTCATGATCTGCATGATGCTGGTGCTGTTCACAGGCACAGCCCAGGTCTTGGTGGCAGGGTCCCAATTGCTGCGATAGCGAGCGCCCTTGTGCTCGCCACGAATGGCCTTCACAGCTTCAACCAGCTGGGGCTCATAACGGAATGAGAACACAGCAGTTTGATCCCTGCTGGTGAGCCGCCGATTGTTAGAGCTCTTGCTGACTTGACCTTGAACCTTGGGAGCGGAGGGATCAAGCGGCTCCCGACGGAACACAGGTCGAGTGAGAAAGGCCTGCACCACAGAGGCACCGCCCAACTGCCGACGGTATTTGTTGACCAGTTTGAGAGCACCTTGGGCCTGCTTCAGCGTGAACGCCCGCCCCTGCTGGGCCCGTTGCGCCAGGCTATGGCCAAACTCAGTGTCTGCACCGCTGAAGCCTTGGTGATCGTGCTGACGGGCACCGTCGCACACCCCTGCCAGAGAGCAGATCATGCCCTCCACAGTGCTGCTAGCAGTGGGATCCACAGTCCAGTTGCTCATGGCGCACTCCGCTCTCTACCCAGGCATTATAGCAGCTTTTGGCAGGAGGTCAGCCACTTTTAAAAGCCAAGGATTACAATGGCATAGATGCACAAGACCACATAGGCATACCATCCCAATCGCTGCCAACTGCGCTGTCCTAGAGTGGCCCAAAGGTGGCGCATGCTGTAGAAGGCAGCCGTAGCTATGGCCACTTCTGGTGCAAAAAAGCTCAGCTCGATCAATTGGTTCACTTAAGGTTCTCCGGGTAGCTTTCCCATAACCGCTCCTCCAGCTTTTCCTTGCTGTGTTCGGGCAGCTCGCGGAGATGTCGCACCTCATTCATCAGCTTCAGGATCCTCTCTGAGGCCACCTTGTCCAAAGCGCCAAACCGCATGAGAAAACCTGACGGAACAGTTGCTCCTCTATGCTGCTCGTGCCAGCGTTGCACCCACCGGTCCCGAAAACGGAGACGTGCAAAGATTTCAAGATCACTTTTTGTCCTCAGCTGCTCTACGATCTCTTCATAACTGAGATCGCGTGCTGTGGGCTTGCTTTCCTGGCGCTCCTTGAACCATCCAAACACTTGTGCTGTCTCCTAGTGTGACCAGATTATAGCAGCTTTGCGCCAGCTGTCAACCAGCGGTTTCACACCTGCACATGGTGGGTCTCAAGAATCTGCAGACGTTGGTTGCGGTTCAGCCAGATTCGAGCAAAATACACAGCCTTGTGACCACGTTGAGTGAACATGCACACCAATCGCTGGCTTTCGGCCTCAGTCAAGCGATCAGCCAGTATGGTGCAGATACCATTGCTGTCTTCGCGTAGCACCATCCAGTTGGCTTCAACCGAATCAGTCATTCTCAATCTCCTCTATCTTTACCACCCCAAGTGAGCGACCACAGCACTGCATCCTCGTGTTTTTCAAAAGCCAACACAAAGCGATCAGTATTCTCTATATTAGGCCATCTGATCCAGTAGGAGCCGCCAGGAGTTTGTTTCAACCAAGTCCATCGCTCCTGTCCCAACACATATACAATCGGAGGCCACAGTTCGCTTTTATCTGGCGATATCTCCACTTGATGCCAATGTCTGTAGTCGGCCTTTAAGTCTCTTTTTACTCTCTGCATTTACTACCGCAAGAAGACCAAATCAAATAACACAGCATCATCCTGGCTTCTAAACCAAACTCTTGCACTCATAAAATTGCTAAAGTCTCGCACACCAGTGTAAGTCCATTTGGTATCATCATCATCTGCACCTGGCTGGCCTAGAACCTCTATTGCCCACAACACATGTTGGTCCCAAAGACTGCCATCTATTTCTACGTACTCTAGCCTATAGGGCCACCGAGTTTGATCTTCGTTGAAGCACTTGAGACGGTTCAATGTAGCATGCCTGTGAAAACGTCATCTTCGTCAGCCAACAGCAGGCTGACTTGATATAGCTCTACAAACTCTGGCCATAGGCTGCTGCAAGTTGGGCAAGTTTTGTCTGCCCAGGGCGCACGACTGTCAGCCGCTCGCGGAAATACACTACAGGCACAGCGACCGCACCAGCGCCGCCTGTCATCAAAGGTGGCACCATGAGGCGTAGGTCCAGACAGTAGTGCCTCTTGCAACTCTCGGTCAAAAAATTCGTCAAATATGTACACTGCCCACCTCCAGTTGCTCTAGCACCACTGGGCACAGTGTAGCAACGGGCAGCCACTATGTCAACAGGAGTGTTGGCCTAAGAAGGATGCCACGGCACAGAGCCTCC